TCTTCATCCCAATTCCAATCTTCAAAACCCAACTCAATGATTCTCTCATGAATTCGTTTGTCATAGTGGTCTCGGATTAATCTTGCTCTACGATTGATGTCTGTCGCATTGTTATCAACCGTTGAGTTTTTATTGTTATATTGGATGTATAACATTTTTTTGACGTGAATCATTCGTGTATGTAGAAATGTATGAACAATAAGTTCAAAGTCATCAGCAACAGGTGTCAACTTGTTATGTCCACCAATCTCATGATATAGTTTTCTCTCCCACATTCTTACATGGTTTGGCATTGATATGTTAAACCGTATGGACAATGGATTGATATCGGGGTACCAATGTGCCAGTCTCTCCACACCATCAACCATAACTTTGGTATGACCTGCATATCCAAAGTCAAAGTAATTGTCGTGTCTTGCGTACCAATCACCTGACCAATCGTGGTCATAGTATTTGAATTCACCATCCTCGTAACACTCGGTCACGTCTGTGTATAGGAAACCAGCATCGGGGTATTGAAGGATGGCATCATGAGAGATTTGTAAACACTCTGAAGTTAATGCATCATCATGGTCCAACTCAACCAACCAATCCCCATCACCAAGTGTTGCCGCTCTGTGTTTTGCCAAACCAACGTTACCACCTGTAATTGGATACAACTTGTGAGGTTTTACCCTGTAGTCCTTCTCAGCAATTTTCTTGAGGATATTCCACGTAACATCATCAGGGGAATCATCCAACACAATCCATTCCCAATTGGTGAATGTTTGTTTTTTCATACTCTCATAGGTTCTGTAAATCCTTTCGTTTGTCTTATACGTTGGAGTGAATACTGAGAACCGTGGACGTATGTATTCGGTGTTTCTGAAAACAGACTGACATACAATCACATTTGCCAAAACCATATCAGGTAACGGTTCATCATAATGAATGTGAAATCTCGTTAGATGAAAATGTGGTATTTCAATGTTCTCATCAAAAGAAATAATTAGGTCAGGTTTATACTGTGTATAATCTTCAATGACTGTATTCTCATAGGGTAAAGAATAAATCACAACCTCATCATGAAGGTGTTCCTCCCAGTAAATGTCTGAATGTAATATAATCTCCCCCAAAGTGTGCCAACCGTAAACGATTGCCGATGGTTTTTTTGTTTGCATACAATAAAATTATAGGTAAACAACTCTACGAGTCAATTGAGTTTTTTCAAGAAAAATATTTATTTGAATGTTACAGGAACTATTACCACTGATATTGGTTTTTCTACTCCTTGGGATGCTCAGTGTTGCAGTTCGTAATAAAAAATGAAGGGTCTCCTTTTACAGAGACCCTTACACTTTAGGACAACATTTCCAACATGATACTCCTGTCACCCTCCCACTTTTTGATTTGTGACCTTGGAATCCAAAACTCCATCAAACCAATCTCTTCCACTCTTTTGAGGTAGTCCTCACGGTATTGTTCCGCCTGAGACCTGTCGGTGATGTATGGGACCCTCATGTGTTTAGAACAAATCTTACCCATACCAGTCAACATTGAGAACTCATCAGTCAAAGTTTTAGCACAACACATACAAACCTTACTACGTTTTACCGTCATCTTACCTTGGAACTTCACAGCCTTTGGTGATATACCCAACATCTTGGTGATATCAATTAAGGTTGGGTTAAACTCAAGACCGTAAGTCTCTTTGAGTTGTTGACCAATCTTACGACCAATCAAGATAGTCTCACCAGGAGTCGGAATACGTAGTTTAAGAACCTTGTCTTTGTATTCCTCCTTGTCAATCTGAGCAATTGCTGCTGTGATTTGTTTGTCAGTCAAAGTTCCCCACTTTTGGAACTTCTCGGCGATGTCCTTTACGAACTTACTTTCCCCTGTGTATTCTACGATACGTTTGAGTTCGGGACGCTCATCTACAGTAATCTTGGTTGGTTGACTGTTAAGACATTTTTCTGCGGCTTCCATTTGTTTTGGTGTTAAACGTCCCCATTGGTCAAGGGAATCTTTCATTTTGTTGATAAAACTGTTGTTTCCTTGGTAGTTACGAACTTTCTCGGTGATTTTGATGGTGTCTGTCATGGTGTTTGTTATTTGTTATACAAAGATACAAATAAACTTCATCCCCACAAGCAAAAAAGAAAAAAATCCCCTCTTTTTTTCAGAGGGGATTCTCACTCTTAGTTTTGAGTGAAGGCTTTGTCTGCCCAAGTTTTGGCTCCCATGAAATCCCAAATGTTCATATCACACATTTTGGGGTGAGAACTTCTCATATCACCAACTGTCATAACTTCCAAGAACCCTTTGTCAATACCGTTCCACTTACCACCTTTGGTAGTGAATACGTTGAACCAATGTCCACTTTCGCCCTTCACCTGAATGTTAATCAAAGCATCTTTCTTGTAACCAGCAATAACTGAGTGAGGAGTTCCTTTGGTGTCGTGGATAGTGATGAATCCTGCCTGACATTTTCCTGCCACACGGAATTCGTATTCCTTGTCTGTGTCTTTAAGGAAGTTAGAGACCGTAACCGACAGACGTTTGCCGTCTATGATGGTGTCAAATGAGCCGTAGAATACGTCTCCTGACATTACGCCTTCAGTTACTTTGATGATTGATTTGGTCGGGGTAGAGATTGTGTTTGTCATAGTAGTGGTTGTTTTTAACACTACAAAGATACGCACAAAATCCGAACCGCCAAACTTTTTTTTTAAATTCTACAAGAACCGTCACAAGCTTGTCCAACGCCATCAATAAAACCCCTTCTCATATCAACGTGTGTGTTTTTGGTATAACTTGTTTTTCTACCACAAATAACACAACTTTCATACTCATCATCAGAACGTTCTTCAATACCAACGACATGTCCGTAATCATCAGTAACTAACTTGACATGTTCGTCATAATTTTTCAAACGGTTATCACGCTCATTCCAATACTTTTCTCTAACGTATTTTCCGAGTTCCAAATCATTTGGTCTTTCCAAAATTTCAAGGTTTGTAATTTTTATTTCCATTTTTATTTTAATAATACATACCAAATATTGAAAAAAAATACTATCAATTCACTTTTACTGTATTTATATTAAAAGTCAGACTGTGACCAACGAGAAAATTTATCAATACGTTTTGAAATACTCTTATGTGTTTGACCAAATACCAAACATACTTGACCTTATTACCGTACAAATTAATAAATTGTGGGAATGGGAGTATGGTGGAAGATTTAGGAAATTTACAAATGATGATGATTCCAAATTTGCAATTATGTTATTTCTACATAGAGAAGGATATTCTTATGACCAAATTATTAATAAAGTTAAAAATACTACCGCAATAATCCTTGGTTCCGAAAACGAAGCCCAAATTTCAGATACTTGTGATGAATGCGGTGGAGATGGTCGTTATGATTGCTCAATGTGTGATGGTAGTTCAACAGTTGAATGTGATGACTGTGATGGAACAGGAGAAGTGGATGGTGAGCTTTGCTCCTCGTGTCAGGGTGGAGGTGAACTTGATTGTGGTGAATGCGATGGAGATGGTTATAATCAATGTCATGAATGTGATGGAGACGGTGTAGTCGAAAACCCCGACAAAACTATGTTTACAACAATAACTTATCTAACCTTCAATCCTGTGATTGCCAACTATTTTAGAGAAAATTTAAATGGTGTTGTTCCCGAAATTTCAAACTCAATTTACAATGACTTACATAAATTAGATGAAAGTGATTTTGAAGTTGAATTATTAAACGATTATAAAAAGGTGTCCAATTATGTTATTGAGGTAACTTCAGACCCTGAGGAATTAACTGAACTAATTTCGGACGCAACTGCCGAAATTGAAAAAAAATACTTATGGATTTTAACGGCATAGTAAAATTTTTAAAATCCCGCGGTGGATACCCTAACCCAAATATGAATTTATATTTGGAGATGTTTGACATGACTCAATCAGAATTTCTCATGTCTATGAACGAGTCTTTAGGTGAAGAAGGTACCAAAACATTATTAAATAAGTCAATCAAAAAATTAACTAAAGACGGACCATTTAGGTTTAATATTGATAGTTTAGAACCTGGGTCATACGTTGAGTTGGATTTTACAAATTCATCCGTTTATGTTGAAGAAATTAATGATGAAAGATATGTAACAGCCATAATAGAAAATTGGGACATACCAAATTCAAATATAATCTACTCACATATAAATGACGATGGGGAAGAAGAGATAAAACATTTTGATATTGATGGTTTATTAGATTTTTTATGGGATGAAAACCCGTACGACTACTCCGATGCATTAAATGAATGGATATCATTTCTTACAAAACAAATCAGTTCATATATGGGAATCCCAATAGGATTATCTGATAGAGTAAAAAAATAAAAAAGGTCAGCCGAAACTGACCTTTTCTTTTGGGACTGACCGAATGACAGTCAATCACTCCACCACCTGACATTATGTCAGGAAATTATTTGGTAACTAAAGCTTCCACCTTAGATTTCATATGTTCTGACAAACTAAGTTCACCAACTGTTGGTGTAACCAAGGAAGTCAAAACAATAGAGTCAACCAAATACTTGTAAGGAATGTGAACCAAGAAGTCGGTACCATTGAAGAAATCTAAATCTCCTTTGAGTTCCAAACAACCGTGAACCATTTTCAAAAATAACTTAAACTGAACACCATCAACAAAAGTTTCATTCAAGAGGGTTCCGAACTTCTCGTTCTCAATCCGAATATTGTATGTGAAATTTATTTTCATATCTGTTATTTAACACTACAAATATAAAAAGAACTTTTCAATTCGTCAAATCTTTTTTTAAAAAAATAGGGAACCTCGATTTTATGACCGTAGTCAACCCATTCTTAGTTGCGATGCCTTGGAATCGAACCAAGCTATGTGGGCTTATGAGACCCATGGAACACCTTGCCCCCCGCCCGCCATTTTATAACTTTAAATATCCGTGGTCAAACTCCCAATGATGGTTCGGACAAAGTCCTACTAAATTATCTTTTGAGTTTATTTCTGTTATCAAGGATTCATCACTGAACGAAGATACAGATTTTATATGACAAACTTGAATGTGTTTATCATAACCACAAACTTTACAAGTTTTATCTCCTTTATTTTTTTCATACACATATTGCGCATGTTTTCTAATTTCGGCTCTAAACTTATAATAAATCCCTTTCTTTTCAAAAAACTTTTTTTTTGTAATTCCATTAAAGAAACTAAATCTTTCGGGTCTTACAATCTCTTTTTTTTCTTCTTTTTGTTTTTTCTCTCTTTCTAAATTATTAAACTTAGCAGAACAAGAACTATTACAAAAATATTTTTTTCTTACTTCAGAAACTTTTTGGTTATCATTAACCCTTATTACCTCACCACAAGATTTACATATATTTGGTGATTGATAATAATCTTCTAATGATTTTTCTCTTCTTTTTTTATTTCCGATTTCAGCGGCTTTTTGGTATCTGTTCATATATTATAAATATCACAAATATACCGAAAAACCACCACACAACCAAAAAAATACCTCACAATATATTTTAATGATTACAATCCCACTTCCCCACGGTCACCTATCCACGTCATGCGCTGGTTGTACCAGCGGGTGTAATCAAATTTTTAAAGAGCTAAACAACATCCGATAAAAAATCCCACAACTTTCTATGTTTTCTCAAACACTCGTTGTGGGATTGTGAACCGAGGATTTAACTCCTCTTCTTCCGAGTGTCTCACAAAGATAAAACAATTTTTTCAAATTGTCAAAGGGGCTAAGTGAAACTTTTTTGTGGGGTGTCTCTACCTTTCGGTGGAGATTATAAATATAGTTATACTATTGAAAAGTTCAATCTTTTTCAAAAATATTTTGTAAAATTGTTTTTAAATACACTCCTGTATCCATATTATTGACTTTGTCCAATCCAAAATACCCACATTCAGTATGTTCATGTCCATCTTGAGCAGTTTCAAGGTTAGGGTACATATACTCGTGAGTATTCAACAAATAAACATACATCATACCTTTTATACTACCGTCTGTCTTTTTCTTTTTTGGTAGTATACCCACAAAATCTAAATCATAGTTATCTATGTTAATATCGGTCTCTTCGTAAAACTCTCTATATGCAGCTTCTTTAGTTGATTCATCTTTTTCAATGTGTCCTGAAGGAATTGACCACATATTAGGGTAAGATGACTTGCCGTTTCTTTTGCACAACAAACATTCACCGTTAACTTTAACGACCACACCACTCAACCTTTTATAATTTTCCATATTTATAAATAATCATGAAAGTTAAAATAGACGATAACACCTTTAATGTAAAGGTTATGGACGATTACCGTAAACGTGCTGAGGGTATGATGAACAAAACTTTTAACGAATATTTTAACGGTATGTTGTTTCTGATGACCGACCATACTAATTGTTTTTGGATGAAAAATTGTATAATACCTTTAGATATTATCTACATTGACGACCAAATCATATCAAAGGTTCACCACAATTGTCCACCATGTGTTGATGAAGACTGTGAGAGTTACTGTGGTAGAGGTTATATTATATTGGAAATTGAAGGTGGTACTTGTAAAAGTTTTAATATTAAAAAAGGAGATTCTGTTAAGTTTCTCGTTGATTAATTTTCCTTTTTACTTTCCTGAATTTTTTCCTTTAAGACTTTAAAGAACTCTTGTCCAATCATCTTAACAAATTTGATGTATGGTGCGTCATCTCTTTCAGGGTCATATCTATATGGTCCTGATGGTGGTCTTTGTGCTCTACCCAAATAATTAAGTCCCGAAATATTGGTAATACATTTGTGTCCACCTGAATTGGCTTGAATCAAATCCCAAGCATTTACACCAATCTTATCCAACAATTTCATTTCAGGTTCACTTAACTCTGAGAATGGTTTGTCAATGATTGTTTTTAAACTATCTAATATTTGTTCTCCATTATCCATCATCATAATCTTACCACCATAAATGGCATCAAAATCTTTGAATGTGAATCCAACTGATTCTGTACCCATACCTGATTCTGCAATGTATTTGATTGTTGATAATGGAATTGTTCTATCTTGAAGTTGTGCTTTCCACTTATTCAAAACCTCGTCTTTAACTTCTCCAAGATTTACACCTTTGAGCTCTCTATCTTTTTTGAATGGATTACAAGATGCTTGTACCAAACCCAAAGGCCACATGATAATCAAAAAGTCCGCCTCAGGATTGTTTCTAAAAGGAGTATATCTGTCGTAAGAACCAGTACCTTTCAAAGTTCCCATACCATATTGAAGAATGATTCCATCTTCAACTTTCACATTTCGGTGATTTGCCATTGAGTCCATATAGTCTTTGGAATTTCTTTGGAGTCTTTCAGGTGTCTCGCGAGTGTTCACACTCATCCAAGTCTTTATGTTATTAAGAATTGAATAAAGTGACGGCTCAGAGTCCATCACTAAACTCTCTAAGAAACCTTTTTTGTTTTTAAACGCCAAGAGTAATTTGTTAGTCACTAACCCTAACAACATTTTGTTTCTCGCCAAACCTTTTTCCTTGTCTAATCTAAATAAAAAGTTAACAACTTCTTTTGTTGTTAAGTCATATTTTGCAAAATCAGCAGAGTCAACAGTAGAAATCAACAGAATGTCTGAACTTGGGAACAATTCTTTTGGTGAAATTATTTGAGATATAGTCTCAACATTTGAACGGGCTTGTCTAAATGATTTTGAAGCATCTTTTTCAGCACCTACTTGAGTATCGTGGTGGTCTGTATGAATAACAAACATCGGTTTACCGTGAGCAAAATCTACTAACACGGGCATTACATCACCACTAGCATCAGGTTTCTTTACTGCAAACTCTTTTTCACCATATTGGATAACCTCAGAATCTACAACATCAATACCATTATCCTCAAGGTATTTCTTCATAGCAATTGCTGTGGTAACACCATCTAAATCTTGGTGAAAATATATTTTAGCCTTTGGGTACCTTTTTGCCAAAGCATTAATATCACGTAAACCCGATTCTTTAATAATTTTTTTCATCAATCCCAACCAAAATAATGTGCAATTTTATCAAATAAATCACCGTAATCAGAAATACACTGTTTGAATATTACTTTATCCTTGTCAGGCATCGCATCCATAGTGTCTTCACCCCACACACCATCAGCAGGATAAACATCAATCATTGACTGGTATTTGACAATTGCCTGAGCACTTTTTGATTTTGGGTAGTTACCGATTGAACCGTCAATTTTCAACGGTTGACCGGCATCATCCCTAACACCTTTTTTATTTAAAAAACATTGGATTCCACAATTGTAATTGTATCGTTCAATAGTGGTCATACCATTATTGAAATCTTCTTTCAAATATTGTCTTGAGGTTGCTTCAATGTGCATGCCAAGAATTCTACTCTTTTCTTCCTCTGTTATTACAAACTTTTTCATATTAATATTTAAGAGTTAATAAATATTTTAATTTGTTAACTAATCTTAACATCTCATCTCTAAGATTTAATAAATCAGTATCAAATTTTGAGTTCAGACCTTCAGTCATTGAAAACAAAAACTCACATATTCCATCAATAAAATTTTGCATAGATAATTTATTTATATCTTGAAACATTATTGAAAATTCTGCAGGAAACTCAGGTCTCCCATATTTTCCCATCATGGCTTCAACAAAGTCATCAATCAAAACACCTAAACCTTCGTAAATGTCTCCGTATGCTTTATGTTTAGCATCAAACGTAGTTTGCCAATGTAAAAATCTAAATTGATTTTGAACTTGGACTAATTTTAAAATATATTCTTCTTTCATTATACTGGACTCATTAATCTTGTTAATGCTGACGTAATCGGCGACATGGATATTTTTTCACCCGTAGCAGCTAAACTCTGTGGTGATACTTGAGTTGTTGTAGTTCCACCCAACTCAGTTTTTAATGCTTCTTGACCTTCAGGAGTTGATTCATACTGTTTCATCGCAGCTAACATCTGTTCCTTACTCATCATACCTGAAAGTTCTTCAGGTCCAACAAAATTACCAAGACCTAAAAAATCCAAAAATCCGAGATAGAATTTTGTTTGACCCATTAGTACTCTTGTTCTTAGAGAACTTTTCCCAAACAGGTCAGAGAATCTACCAAACCCAAGACCACCACCATAAAGGAATCTTTGAAGGATGTTTGGTTTACCTAATATTGCCGGGTCCATAAACTTTTCTCTTTTCAAAGCAGATTCTAAACCTTGAACCAATTTCATTTGTTCTTGAGGTGTTTTGTTTACCATTAAACGTCTAACACCCATGGACCTTTTTGACGCACTACTAAATAAGTTTGACCAACTCTGAAGAGCTTTTTTAAATCCTGATAATAATCCTCCCATATTCGGAATTTTATCAATTACTGTGTCAACTCTTGAAGTCCAATTCTGAGCGGTTTTAAATAATTTGTTTGCAGGTCCTTCAACTTTTTCTAACATCTTAAGATTCTTAAGAGCCAATTCAGTATTACCAGCATTAATGGCTTTTTCAGCATTTCTAAGGTACTTAGTCCCTTGACTTCCGGCTTTCATAGTTCCCATAGCAGTTTTACCAACCGCATCACCAATATATGGTACTGCAGATATTAAAGACAAAAACGCAAATAGGGTATCACCCTGTCTATAATAAGAAATGGCATTTACAAAGTCAGTAATTCCTGTCGGGTCAACAATACCCAAAATATCCAAAACATTATTGTACCACTTCTCTTCAGTTAGTCTCTGTTTTAGATTGTTAAGTTGTATTTCCGTTAATACTATTTCACCCATTTTTTGAATATAAACACTAATTATAAATACTATGATACAACTTAATATAAAGGTTGGTGACACAATTTTGATGGGTAGATTTAAAAATAAAAAGGTGATAGTAAAAACTATCACCCTTGACCAACATGGTTTACCATTGGTGAACGGAAAACCAATTTGTAATTTTAGATATACGAAAGATTAAAATGTCCAGTTTTTTTGTTAAAAAACAAGACATTTATATTATTTAGGATTTTTCAGGAAATTCTAAAACCTGTTGTCTTTTTTGTTGAACAAAGAATCCAACCCTTTCTTTTGCCACTTTAGCGTAGTTAGAACTGATTTCAATACCAATCCAACGACGGTCTAAAGTTTCTGCCGCAACCATAGTTGTACCTGAACCAGCAAACGGGTCAAGGACAATATCATTCTTATATGTGAGAATCTTAATTGCCTTGGTTGGGATGTCCATTGAGAAGGTCGCCTTTGTCAATGAACGAGTATCGGCAAAATAATTCCACTGTCCAAATACCAAATCAATAAACTCACGTTTCTGTTGTTCGGTATACATCATCTTGGCTCTCATGTTACCGTCTTTACCTTCAACCTCACCCATCTCACCAACCCATTCAGGTTGTCCTTTAACAATCTTAATATGTTTCTTCTTGTATGCCAAGATAACACACTCCTTTGGATTATAGATGTAAGGTGCCGAGGGACTCATCCATGACCCCCACGCTGTGGTACGACTTCTGTGTGGTGATTCCTCTTCAAGGTCCACAACTCCGAAGAACTTGTAACCAATCTGTTTCATAATTTGCCATATCTCACTTAACATGAAGATTCTTCCGCCCTTGGCTTGTCGGTTAATCTCATACGGGATATTTAAAGCAATCCTACCGTCATCTTTCAACACACGGTATGCTTGTTCCATCCACGACTGTGTGAATTTTGAATATTCTTCCCAAACCATATCGTCATCGTGAACATCATAATCAATCCCAACACCATATGGTGGTGATGTTACAATCAAATCTACAGACCCTTCTTCCATGGTCTTCATCACTTCAATACAATCTCCGTTTACTATTTTTCCTAAATAATTTTCTGTCATTTTAATATATTGTTACCTTATGTCCCCTAACAATAATAGGATTTTCTGTTTCAAATTCCAACCAAGCTTGATTATTATCAATAAAAGTTTTTGTTTTAACCGACACTTCAAATTCAACACAGTTGATGGAAAGTTTTTTATCCTCGGATTGTATTACCCAACCATCTAAAATTGAACCTCTTGCTGCTAATTTATATTTCATTATTCAATAACCAAACAATAATCTTCAAGGGTAATTTTTTTAGCATCACAAGTAATATGACCTGTTTCTCTACCATCATCCCTATACCCAATAGAAGAGTTTATCTGACACAGAAATTCTATTGAATCAACTTTTAAGAGTTGTTTATCAATAAACACTTTCCATGGTCTGTCTCCGTTTTTGTGGTTTGAATTATATCTTGCCTCAACCAGCATTTTCTATGTTATCAATCTTTCTTTGAAGATACCAAAGAGCCTTTTTTAAGTCTTGTAATTCTTTATCACTACCTTTCTTACCAGCCCTTGAGATATACTTCACCGTATTCCCAAGATGGAAGTCAAGTTCCCACGCCTCAATTACTTTGATAACTTCATACACATTATCCTCACCGCCATAATGAGCTGGGTGATTTACCATTTCATTACTCATTTTAGTGTAAAATAATAATCTTTAATTTTAATTGATTTAGTATAACCATGTCTAACCGAAAAAAGAGGTTCTTTTGTCCAACCTACTTTAAATCCAAGTATTGACATCCAACCATTCTTTTCACCATTCACATATGAATATAGGTATTTTTCCCCAAATTTCAAATGTGTCTCACGAGCAATCTTAGCTCTGATTTTGTACAGTTTGAACGACATAATATTTTGACGACAATGGAGATTCTATTATCAAACCTTCTTCAACAAGGTCATCCAATTCTTTTTGTGTTGTCTCTAAATCTTCCTTCAAAATGTATTTTGAAATGTAGGAGATGTGTAGAGGTTGACGTAGTTTAGAGAGTAAACTATTTAGTTTTTTTCCTTCCATAAGATTTCTTCTCTACTTCTTTTGATTTCTTTTTCTTGGTGTCTTCTTCGTGAATTACTTCCTTTTCACCGGTAGACCCCTTGAACTCTGATTTTGGAATGAAGGTCCAATAACCTGTGGACACTCTTTGGTCAGCATCTTTGTCAGATACACGAAGCATATGACCGAGAGCATACCTTCCGAATTGTTTTGTTGTTTTAATACATTTCATAGAAATAAATTTTGGTTTTGTTTTTTAAGTGTGTAAAAGATTTGGGTTTCATCATGACCCTGTTGAAATAGATTAAAAACATCAGATGATAAGGTATCCATAAAAATAAAAGCATCAACCCTCGGAGAGAACAAAGTCTTCAAATCGGAATTTTCCAAATGAACTTTCACTTTCTTTTGGTCTACGAATCGTTTTGTGAATCCCATGAAACAAAATTAGGAAATAATTTTTAAACTGTCAAACGATTCCCAATCTTCTTTTGGAACACTTTGAAGGATATACGCCAATAGTTTTCTCTTTAACATCGGAACCAAAGTCTGTTCAAATGGAAAATTCTCATTGGTATTTACCTCAAATATCGGTAACTTGGTGAAATCCACCAAGTCCTTCCACGATGTTGCATCTTTAACTAACGTGGTAACTCGTTGACCTTGAGGGTCACCACTCCATACCATATCAAAATAAATCTTGGCGTCTGATTTGGTTCTTTTCATCTTTCTGATTGAATACTCCCACAAAAATACTTGTTTCTTACTTTTGTTGGGATAATAGATGTATCCGTGACCAACCCCCATGTTGTCTTTGTTTTTCTTTAGATTGATGGTTGTTGATTCATATACTATGGACCAAATGGACTTCCCAATATTAAAGGTGTCCATCAATCTGTTACCAGAAAAAACCAATGTCTTTTCTAACTCACCAAAATCACTGTCTTGTAGTTCGGGTAACTTAAGTGGTTGAAGTTCTTTCAAAAGAATCTCATCATCACAAGATTCAAATTTCTTTTTTGTTTGTAGTAATCTTTTTTCTTTAACTAAAGATTGAACATTTGCTAAGTGAAGTGCCAACTCAACAAAATCAGGATAAATTTTAAACTCGTCAAAATTTTCCTCACATTTTTGAATGTAATTAAGTAAGGTATATTTGTTATATTCAAAATCTATTGGTTGCGAGAGCATCCAATCAGGATTTAATTTAAATGATTTTTTCTTCCTCGCCATTTACATAAGAATAAAACACCATTTTATTTATTCAACTCTTATGATAAAATAATAAACACCCTCTACTTTTTGTTCATCAACTTTACCATCATAAAGAGACATTATCTCATAACCATCACTATCAATCCACCCTTCAATCAAATCATCTTCATAAATAAAGTATGAAAGTCCTAAATCCCATTCCCTAATAAAACTTAAAGTATCGTCCATAGCATCACTTACCCTCCCATCAATCACTTGATTAATTAAATCATCAGGAAAATCACCTTCGGGACTTTCTTCTATTTCTTCTATCTTTTGCTCAAACTCATAGATGGCATTATTTTCCAATTGGGATATTTTATTTTCAAATACCCCACGTAATTCTCTTGGCGATTTTTCCATTAATTGTTGTAAATTAACAATCTCACCCCTAACTTTTTCAATCTGATAATTCAAATACTTTATTTCATTATCTTGAACATATGAAGTTTCTCTTTGTGACTTGTCCAACCAACTTTCAGGGTCTTGGTAAATCAAGTCATTATACATGTCCTCAGCATATCTTTGAACACTATCATCATCAATATAATTTTCAAGAAAATTGTTTGAGAAAAAATTTATACCTTCACTCTCAATCATTTCTTTTGCGTATTCCTCAGCAGACCACTTCACTTCTTTTTCATTACCTATAGCATATTGGCTATTATCCCATGAAGTTTCAAAAATTTCCATATTACTATAGAATTCTTCATTTTTTGGGATGATATCATACACATCATAATAATCATTAAACTCAGATAACTCTTCATCAATTTGTTCTAACTGTTGTTGTAAACTAGTCTTTAACCCTTGGGTGTCATTTTGCATTTCATCTTCAATTTGACTTTTTCTTAACTCAAGTTGTCTTTTTCTTTCTTTACCTTGTTCATCCAACGCATTTATCTCATTACTATAGACCAAATGGTCAAATAAAGCGTGCGCCATTAACCCTTCTTTAGGACAATCAGGTCCCAATTTCCAAAGGTCCTTGTCTCTTCTTAATTCCGCACTGATATTATTTACTTCTGAACTCATTACAATTGATAAATATTCGGAGATGTCTATATTTATAGTCAATAAACCTTTAATTTAGATAAACTCGTGAATTGTGGTATCTATAAAATAACTAATGTAGTAACCAATAAAGTTTATATTGGTAGTAGTTTGAATTTATCTAAAAGGGAGTACAAACATTTTTGGATGTTGGATAAAGGTTTACATGATAATTCTTACATTCAAAAGTCATATACTAAACACGGTAAAGATAGTTTTAAATTTGAAGTTATTGAGTATTGTGAGTCTTTTAAATTGATTGATAAAGAAAATTATTATATTAATTATTATAATTCAAACGATAGTCGTTTTGGTTACAATTTAGCTATCGTAAATGAGTTTAGACGAAATACCTACAATGATGAAGTTAAAATTAAATTATCAAAATATAATTTAGAAAAAAACGGAAATTTTGATAAATATTCATTAACAAATATTGAAACTAACGAGTCATTTATTTTTGAATCATTAGTTGATGGCGCAAACTATTTAATAATGAATGGATTTACCAATGGTAGTCCAAGAAATGTTAGAATGAAAATCTCAAACTCATTAAGAGAGAAAAAAGTTAATAATGGTTACAACGGTTCCATAAGAAAAACTTGTTATAAACATAAATTCAAAATAATAAACTAAATTTAAAACTAACAAATTATGGGTGGATGCGGCTGTAAAAACAAAAACAACACTAACACAAATCAGATTCAAGCGCCAGTGGTTAAACCCCAGGCTCAACCTGTTAATGAAAACATCAAAGATGCCATTAAAAGAACAGTAGAAAAGTATTACGTAAAGAAATAAACTAATCTGAGATGTTTTTTAGTGAAGGGTAGAGAAATCTACCCTTTTTTTATATTTATGAAAATATGGCGTTTATTGACTTAGTAATTCAAGATTTTAATGAAGGTGATTATGACCTTTTAGAAACCGCATTTAATGGGGATGTCAACACATTTTTTAATTATGTTAATAAAAAAGGTAAATTTGAAGAGATAATTGCCGATGATTATAATCATAACGATTATGAAAACGATTACATTCTGTGGGTTTCTAATAACAAACCAGAAATTTTCCGTAAACTTATTGAAGATAAATTATCCGATGTAACATACATTGATGGTAAATGGTATTTTATAACATCTGATAGAGGGGATTTATCCAAACTTTATTGTGATGATAGAGATATTGGTCGTAACACAATAGAATCTATATTGTCAGGTGAATATGATAGTTCTGATTATTGGGATTCAGGAATAGATGTCTATGACAACGTAATTGATGATTTAAACGACCAAAACAAACAAACTTTAATTGAAAGATTATTAGAGGAATTGAAAGATGAAGAAATCTTACCATCAACAGATTTACTAAAAGAAATTGCATCGTCTCAAGGTCATGATGAGTATGTATCTTTAGACACTGAAACATTAAGTAGAATAATCAATGATAAAAAATCTATTAAAGAAATCTTACCCGATGATTTAGAAAGTGAGTTGGTGAGTTTATACTGGAGTGCCTATAATGTGGCATATGAAGATGAACTCTACGAATCTATTTGGAGTGAACTTGATTCTATATTTGAAGGTAATGGTGAATGGACTCAAACACCTTCCCCTTATGATAAAAATAAATTTACCCAAAAATTTCAAATACCTTTTATAGATTTAGAGTCAATTGTAAAAGATTATCTTGAAGATAATCTTAGATATAAAGATAGAACCTTGGAGTATTGGGGTAATATTATTAATATAATTGATGATACACATGAGTGTTTAAGAGTTAGAGTACCTGAATATGCAGATTGGACTGAAACCAAACAAAATATCAATTCTCTTTACAACGATTACATTTCTTAAAGTAATCTTTTTTCTTTCGCCTTTACTACAAGTTTTTGAGCTCTGTCTTCAATTGAATTGATAATGACTTCTTGCTCTTTCAAAGCCTCAATACACACGGCAATCATCTCTTTGTACTTCATGGTGTAGTTGGTCTCTTCACTACCGAATACAAGTTCAGGGAAATATGGTAAAACTTCTTGAGCAATGAAACCAATGTTTTTGTGTCCAAGTTTTTCTTTATCATCCCAATTATAATAGAATTCAACACCACGAATTTTAATTAAACTTTCAAGTGCAGATTCAATAGGTTCGATATTTGTCTTTAATCTAATATCAGATGGTCCTTTAGGTCCTGTAGCACCTTGAGCACCTTGTGGTCCTGCAGAACCTGTAGCCCCTGTAGCACCTTGAGCGCCAAAACCACTGCCCGCCTTTCCTTGAGCCCCTGTAGCACCTTGAGCGCCTCCAGCACCAGGTCCTTGAGAACCTTGAGCACCTTGTGAACCTGTAGTCGGATTTGGAGCACCTTGAGCTCCTTGAGCACCAGCTCCTTCAGAAGGGAAACCTTGAGCACCTTGCGAACCAACAGCACCTTGAGCTCCTTGTCCTCCTTGTGGTCCTTGAGCACCTTGTGGTCCTTGTGAACCTTGGCCACCCGCAGCACCTGTTGAGCCACCTCCACCCTGAGAACCTTGTCCCCCTTGTGTACCCTGAGCACCTTGTCCTCCTTGTGAACCTGTGGCACCTCCACCACCAGTACCACCTTGCGAACCTTGTCCTCCTTGTGAACCTTGTGAACCTTGAGCACCTGTGGAACCACCACCACCCTGAGAACCTTGTCCTCCCTGAGAACCTTGCGAACCTGTGGCACCTTTACCTCCACCGCCACCTTGTGAACCTTGTCCTCCTTGAGAACCTTGTGAACCTGTGGCACCTCCACCACCAGTACCACCTTGTGCACCTTGACCTCCTGTCGGACCTGTGGCACCTTTACCTCCTTGAGAACCTTGTCCTCCCTGAGAACCTTGTCCTCCTGTCGGACCTGTGGCACCTTTACCTCCTTGTGAACCTTGTCCTCCTTGTGAACCCTGACCTCCTGTAGACCCTTGAGAACCTTGAGCTCCTTGACCTCCTTGAGAACCTTGAGCTCCTTTACCACCTTGAGAACCTTGTGAACCTGTGGCACCTCCACCACCAGTACCACCTTGCGAACCTTGTCCTCCTTGTGAACCTTGTGAACCTTGAGCACCTGTGGAACCACCACCACCCTGAGAACCTTGTCCTCCTTGTGAACCTTGTGCCCCCGCACCACCTTGTGAACCTTGTCCTCCTTGAGCTCCTTGACCTCCTTGAGAACCCTGAGCACCTTGTCCTCCTTGAGTACCTTGTGAACCTTGAGCACCCTGGCTACCAACAGCACCTAACGAACCTTGAGCACCCTGACCACCCTGAGCACCTTGGAAACCTTGTCCTCCTTGAGCCCCTTGATTACCAGTAGCTCCTTGCGAACCGACAGCTCCTTGAGAACCTTGTCCTCCTTGTGAGCCTTGTGAACCAACCGCTCCTTGCGAACCTTGTCCTCCTTGAGTACCTTGTCCTCCCTGAGCACCTTGTCCTCCCTGAGCACCTTGTCCTCCTTGAGTACCCTGAGCGCCTTGCCCTCCTTGTGAACCTGTAGCTCCTTGAGCACCTTGTCCTCCTTGGGTACCCTGAGCACCTTGTCCTCCTTGTGAACCTTGTGAACCTGTGTTACCTTGGGAACCTTGAGCTCCCTGTACTCCTTGACCTCCTTGAGCCCCTTGAGCACCCTGAGCACCCTGTCCTCCTTGTGAACCTTGAACTCCTTGACCCCCTTGAGCTCCTTGTGAACCTGTATTACCTTGAGTACCTTGAGTTCCTTGTGCACCTTGTCCTCCTTGAGAACCTGTTGCTCCTTGAGCACCTTGTCCTCCCTGAGTTCCCTGAACACCTTGACCACCTTGAGCTCCTTGTGAACCTGTATTACCTTGAGTACCCTGTCCTCCTTGAGCTCCCTGTCCTCCTTGAGCCCCAACTGCTCCTTGGGAACCTTGACCTCCTTGTGAACCTTGAGCACCTTGACCTCCTTGAGCCCCAACTGAACCGGGACTACCTTGTGAACCTTGTCCTCCTTGAGTACCCTGTCCTCCTTGAGCTCCAACCGCTCCTTGGGAACCTTGTACTCCTTGCGAACCTTGAGCACCTTTTCCTCCCTGAGAACCTTGAGCACCAACGGCACCTTGCGAACCAACGGCACCTTGCGAACCTTGCCCCCCTTGAGCACCTTGATTACCTGTTGCTCCTTGTGAACCAACGGCACCTTGAGAACCTTGTCCCCCTTGAGCACCTTGATTACCTGTCGCTCCTTGTGAACCAACGGCACCTTGTGAACCTTGTCCTCCTTGAGAACCTTGTGAACCTGTATTACCTTGAGCACCAATAGGACCTTGAACACCCTGAGCACCTTTAGCACCTTGAGGACCTACATTACCTTGACTTCCTTGTCCTCCTTGAAAACCTTGACCTCCTTGAGTACCTTGAGAACCTACAGGTCCAACAGCACCCTGTGAACCTTGAACACCATCAGCGCCTACCGCACCTTGAGCACCTGTATTACCCTGAGAACCTTGTCCTCCTTGAGAACCTTGTCCTCCTTGAGAACCTTGTGAACCTGTATTACCCTGAGAACCTTGAACACCCTGAGCTCCTTGTCCTCCTTGAGAACCCTGTCCTCCCTGAGTACCTTGAGCTCCTTGTCCTCCTTGAGAACCCTGTCCTCCCTGAGCACCTTGTGAACCTACACCACCAACAGCACCTTGTGAACCTTGAGTCCCTTGAGAACCCTGCCCTCCCTGAGTACCTTGTGAACCTTGAGGTCCTTTTCCACCTTGGGCACCTTGTCCTCCTTGAGAACCAACATTACCTGTTGCACCTTGTGAACCAACCGAACCTTGTGGACCTGTAGACCCAAAATCACCTTGTTTTCCTTGACCTCCTTGAGTTCCCTGAGCACCCGCAGCACCCTGAGCACCTGTTGGTCCGGTATTTGTTGTGCCAGCCCAAAGAGCATTATTAACTACAGTACCTGCAGTTGTTGCAATAGTACTAAAAACATAAAGATTGTTAAAAAATAACCTAAATTTAGGTGAGGTATTAATAACTTTAAAATAAACAGTAGTACTAACTTTCCAATCAAGTACAGCACTGGAGTAAACCCAAGTTGCCTTAGTATTATTTGTATCATACAACTCAACAGTTGCACTACCTGGTAATATAACGATATCCTTAGCCACCTATTTTTATACTTAAATCTTTAAGAAAATTATTCAATACTTCAACTCTTTTTTGGTTTTCAATTAATGCCGATATGCCAACCGAAACCAATAGCTCATATTGTAAATTCTTATAACCATATTTATCTGTCCAAACTAAATCTGGATATTTTTCTTCAATTTCTTGAGCAATAAATCCAAGGTTTACACCTGTAATTAGGTATTTGTGTTCTGGTAAATAATCTGACAATTGAGGAATGTCCTCAACCCAATCAAATTTAACACCTCTCATGCTAACAATGTTTTGTCTAACGTCTGTAAGAGGTTTAATGTTTGTTTTATATCTGGCATCTGATGGTGGTCCTTGAGCACCTTTAGCACCTTGAGTACCCTGTGGTCCTTTACCACCTTGAGCACCTGTACCTCCTTGCGGTCCTCTTTGGCCTTGAGAACCCTCGGCTCCTTGAGCTCCGTTACCACTCGGTCCTTTTGTACCAGTGGCACCTTGAGAACCTTGTGCACCTGCCGGCCCTTTTGGACCTTGAGCACCTTGAGCACCTGGTGTTGGAGGACCTGTGGCACCAAGAACACCTGTAGTTCCTTGAGCCCCTTGGTTTCCTGCAACTCCTGTATTTCCCGCGGCTCCTTGAGCACCTTGTGTGGATGACGCAGCACCTTGAGTTCCTTGGGCTCCTTGAGCCCCTTGTACCGAACTTTGAGCACCTTGGGCTCCTTGAGTTGTGCTATTAGCTCCCTGAGCTCCTGTATTACCTTGAGCACCTGTTGCACCTTGAGTAGAACCTTGAGCACCTTGAGCTCCTGTTGAACCTCCACCACCTTGTGAACCTTGAGCACCGGTGACACTACTTTGAGCACCTTGAGCTCCTTGACCTCCTTGAGAACCTTGACCTCCTTGTGCACCTTGTACAGAACTTTGAGCTCCTTGAGCACCTTGTCCTCCTTGGGAACCTTGACCTCCTTGTGCACCTGTACTAGCACCTTGAGCCCCTTGTGAACCCTGAGCCCCTTGGGCACCTGTGTTACCTTGTGCACCGGTACTAGCACCTTGAGCTCCTTGTGAACCTTGTGCACCTTGGGCACCTGTATTACCTTGAGCACCGGTACTAGCTCCTTGAGCACCTTGGGCTCCTTGAGCACCTTGTTTACCCGTAGCTCCTTGGTCACCTTGGACCGAACTTTGAGCACCTTGAGCTCCTTGTCCACCCTGAGCCCCTTGTCCACCCTGAGCCCCTGTATTAGCTCCTTGGGCACCTTGAGCACCTGTTGAACCACCACCACCTTGTGAACCCTGAGCACCCGTGACACTACTTTGAGCACCAGTATTTCCTTGTGAACCCTGAGCACCTGTTTTTCCTTGAGCACCCGTAACTCCACCTTGAGCACCTTGTGCTCCTTGAGCACCTTGTTTACCAACAGCACCTTGAGCACCTGTAATTGCTCCTTGAGGACCCTGAGTACCTTGAGCCCCTGTATTACCTGTCGCTCCTTGAGCACCTGTATTACCACCTTGAGCACCTGTGCTACCTTGAGTACCTTGAGCTCCTTGAGCCCCTTGGGCTCCCGTATTAGCACCTTGAGCACCTTGTGCCCCTTGACCACCTTGAGCACCTGTCGCTCCTTGAGCTCCCGTAGTTCCACCTTGAGCACCTGTACTACCTTGAGCACCTGTATTACCCGTCGCACCTTGTGCTCCCGTGGTTCCACCTTGAGCTCCTTGAGCCCCTTGAGCACCTGTATTACCTGTTGCACCTTGAGCACCTGTGACTCCACCTTGAGCCCCTTGAGCACCTTGTCCTCCTTGAGCACCTGTAACTCCCGTAGCTCCTGCGGTTCCTCCTTGAGCACCTATATTACCTTGGGCACCGGTATTACCTGTAGCACCTTGTGCACCCTGTACAGAACTTTGAGCACCTTGAGCACCTTGAGCTCCTTGAGCTCCTGTATTACCTTGGGCACCTTGAGAAGCACCTTGAGCTCCTTGAGCACCTTGAGCACCTGTATTACCCGTAGCTCCTTGAGCACCCTGAACAGAACTTTGAGCACCTTGAGCTCCTTGAGCACCTTGAGCACCTGTTTTTCCTTGAGCTCCCGTAACACCACCTTGAGCACCTTGAGCTCCTTGAGCACCTTGTTTTCCGACGGCTCCTTGAGCACCTGTATTAGCACCTTGAGCTCCTTGAAATCCTTGAGCTCCTTGTGCACCCGTACTACCTTGAGCACCTGTAACACCACCTTGAGCACCTTGAGCACCTTGAGCACCTTGTTTGCCTGTAGCTCCTTGGTCACCTTGAACCGAACTTTGAGCACCCACAGAACCTTGAGTACCTTGGGCACCCTGAGCACCTTGTGCACCTGTGTTAGCACCTTGTGCTCCTTGAGAACCTGTTGGTCCCTGAGCACCTTGAGCACCTTGTGCACCTGTGTTAGCACCCTGAGCACCTTGAGCACCTTTAGGTCCTTGAGCTCCTTGTCCACCTTGAGCACCCGTACTAGCACCTTGTGCTCCTTGAGCCCCTTGTCCACCTTGAGCTCCTTGTCCACCTTGAGCACCAGGAGTATCATCCGTACCACCCTGAGTACCTTGTGCTCCTTGAGCACCTTGGGCACCTTGAGCTCCTGTGTTTGCACCTTGAGCACCTTGAGCACCTATCGGTCCTTGAGAACCTTGTGCACCTGTTGGTCCGATTACATTACTTGCAGTTCCCTGACTACCTTGTGCTCCTTGAGCACCTGTGTTACCTTGAGCACCCGTGCTAGCACCTTGAGCTCCTTGAGCTCCTTGAGTACCTTGAGCACCTGTATTACCTTGAGCTCCTTGAGTGGTACTATTAGCACCTTGAGTTCCTTGAGCACCTTGTGCACCCGTTTTTCCTTGGGCACCTTGGACTGAACTTTGAGCACCTTGAGTTCCTTGAGCACCTTGAGCACCTTGAGCTCCTGTATTACCTTGAGCTCCTGTGTTCGCACCCTGAGCACCCTGAGCACCTTGTGTACCCTGAACTCCTTGAGCCCCTGTGTTAGCCCCTTGGGCACCCTGTCCACCTTGCGTACCTTGGGCTCCCTGTCCACCTTGTGTACCTTGAGCCCCTTGAGGACCTTGACCTCCTTGAGCACCTTGAGCGCCCG